TATTTATGCTGAGTTACTTATTGAGCTTATTCATATTAGATATCATTTTACGAATATCTGCTGATTTTGTTTCAACAGTTTTACCATTTACTTCTTTATCATCAGTAACATTACTTGTACGTAATACATTTTTATATATCGGAGTTGTATTATCATCTTCCTGGTCTTCATCAGACAAATCTTCAATACGCAAACTTTCTAAATTAAATCCCAGATCAACTCGTTGCCCTACACCACTGCTACTACGTGTTTTCATAAACTGTACTTGATAACGCCCTCGTTCACGCATTGGCGCACTTGTGAAAATACCAATAACATTATCTGCTGTTTGTACTTTACTTAGTCCGCCAGCAATATGACTATGATCAAATTCAATTTCCTCAACTGCTGTTCTGTTTAACTGAGACGCTGTTATTAATAATGTATCAAGGTCTACTGCTAAATTACGTAATTCTTCTGCAACATATTTGTCTTTAACAAACAAATCACTTGGACTTACTCGTTTATCATTTGGCATCATTAGATCTAAATAATCTATTAATATTGCTTGTGCTTGCTTACCGTGTTGTATTTCTAATTCTTTGAGGAATGCTTTAATTTGCCCAGTATTAACACCACTTGGCAAATATACAAGTTGTAAATTACCTGAGGACTTTTTCATCATTCGGACTTTTAAATCAACATCATCTAAACTTTTAAATAAACTTCTACTGCTTAACCCAGTTGCCATACTATCAATACGCATTGCAACCAATTCTTCACTAAGTTCAAGTGTAATATAAACAACATTTAAACCTGCTTGCACCCAATTCAATGCAAGATTTTGCAAAAATAAACTTTTGCCTGCACCAGATGTGCCAGCAAAAATACTTAACTCACCTTTATTAAATCCACCAAATAATTTTTTATCAATTGATGTCCATCCTGTACTTACTTGCCCATTATTATCTTTTAACTTCTGTAATCTTTCTTTTGGATTTGCAAAATAATCTGTACCTAAATTCTTTGCCAACCCTACGCTACTTGCTTCCTTAACACGTTTTTCTACAGAGAAATATTCTCCCTTTTCAATATCATCAGCACTTGCTAAAATTGCTTGCTCAAGTGCTTTAAACTTTGCAAAATCTTGAAACTCATCTAAAAACCATTCTTTATGCCTTGCTGTAACCTCAGCATCTAATTCTAATCCTATTTCTGTTTTTGCTTTAATCTGATCAATAGTAGGCATACTGTTATATTCATCAGCATGTTTATTAATAAATTCAACCGTTGGTCTTAATTTATTATTAAAATATGTAGGTACAACTAATGATTGCACTCTAACATATAACTCTTTATCACTAATTAAAAACCCCAAAAAGAGTTTTTGGAGATCTTCTTTAAATTCTTTTACCATTAATTTTTCTTCTGTCGCCTTATATCTAATATAAATTTTGGATCTTTTATTAATTTATCTTCTATCAAATTGAATAACTGTGTTACACTCAATGCTTTCCGTCGCAAATGTTGCATAATTCTTCCAGCAATTAATCCTTGATTATAATTCAAATTAACTGGGCAATTAGGTTTAGTTGTTACAACAGGCTTTGGAACTGGAACGCCGTCAATATTATCAGTCTTCTCATCACTTGTTGCATTAACATCTACACCAGTTTTATCTTTAATTAAATCTTTTAAATTTTGATTTTCTTCTTTCATAACATCAATTTCTTTTTGTAACTCATCTACTCTTTTAAACAAATCTCCTATATGTCCCATTATGCTATCCTTTTCTTAATCCCAATCTTTGTTGGATTATTCTCAACTGACTCTAATATACTCTTTAATGTAAAAATTCTTCCATATTTCTTAACTGCATCGGCAACATCTTTTATTTCATCATCCCATTGTGGAAAACTAACTCCCCAATTATAACGAAGTGCTTCCTCAATTAATCGTTCACCTGTTTTGTCCCTGTCCGGAACTAAAATAAATTTTCTATTAAATGTATTTAAGTAATCTGCTTGTACTTGATTTATTTTTGAGCCGAGTAAACCAATTCCATCGATACCGATAGCATCAAATGGTCCTTCAACTAGTATAGCATACTTGCGTTCTGTTGTATATAATTGATCTAAATTAAACATATAATTTTTTTGTGTTTGAACATAATATTTTGGTCTATCAGTTTTATTTGGATATACATGTCTTGTAATCCAGCCAACAACTTTTTTCTTAAAATAGCATGGTATAATTATACGTTCATTTAAATTCATATAGGTATTAGGTGTCCAATAATAATTCCAACTACTATATACTCCTTCTCCTCTAGATTGCAAATATTCTAAAATATACTCTGGTGTATTCTCATCTATTGGTTTTGCATCTTTTGGTAATGCTTTTTCTTCCCAATCTAATTTTATCTCTTCAATTTTTGTATTAAATATTGGATTAATTTCTCGTTCATTATAACTTTGAATTTTTAATTTGTTTACTGTAGTATCCGTTATGCCCAACCCTTTTAACAATTCAACAAACTTACTACCTAAAATACCTCCAGGTTTCCAGCCTGTTTTAAATCCACAATTAAAACAGTTAAACACAATTGAATTATCAGCAGTCATGTTAAAACCGCCTCGTTTACGTATGTCAGGACGAGTTTCACCCATTGCAGTACACATAGGGCAATTCAACGACATCCAGCCGCCAGGACTTGCTTTCTTACCAGGAATTCTTGTTAGAATTGTTGATCTTAAATTGTCAGCAAACATCTATATTATAGTATAAGAAAAAGTGCAATTTGTCAACCAATTACTGTGGCTACCAAATGAACACGATCCACTTCGCCGCCATTAAACGCATTATGGTACTTTGTATTATCAGTAATCCATACTTTACCATCTGCTGGCATATGCATTACCTCATTATCAATAACCATTAATGCACCAGGGTTAGTTATAATAGGAATGTGCAATCTCTTTTCCGGATCTCGATGCCAACTTAATGTAGTACGAGGTAACTTCCAAAGTAACCTAACTCTACCTAATTTATATTTGGTTAATAATGTATCGTAGACTTCTTTATAATAAGTATCTTCAAATAATTTAACAAATTCAGTATATTGTGATTCATCAATTACTTCTTCACGTTGAACTTCGACGCCTGTACTATCAGGCTTGGTCCAAAATAGTCCTCTTACATTACCACCAGTAATTGAATTCGGGTCACCAGGAATTTGAGTTAAACAAATTGCATTAATATCACATTCGATGAGAGGAGATTGCCGTGCCACTCTATCATCGATGAGTTGTAAGTCTTTCTGAAGTTTCCCAATATCAAATTCTATATCAGGGTCCTTGTAAAAGTTCTGTATCATTGTTTAACTTCTATGTAATACCTTATCTATTGTGCCAGTATTACCAGCATCATGTTCATAAACAAACCTAAGCCAATTACATGATAATCTAAAGTTACTAGCATCAATTCCAGTTAATGGCGATGATGTTGAAAACGTTAAATGGTCTGCTGTAGCATTGTTAGGATATAAATCCACTATAAACCAATTCGTTGGGGCGTCTAGATCGAGACTGCCTTCAACCCAAAAACTTCCTGCCCAAGTTGTAGCATAAAGGGCACAAGTATGTAAATTAGTTTGATAATTTTTTGTTGGACTAACATCAATTCCGGCACTTTCATATCGTGTACCATTTAAAACAAACGTTGTTACTATTGCACTAGCCGAAGGTGTTGGTATAACTCCCTCAATAAGTTCAATCGCACCTATAGCATTTTGAGATGTATCAACATACATAACGTTTTGTTCATCATTTAAATCTGTTGACGTTACACTGAATTCATAAAATCCTTGATCTAAATTAACTGTATCTGTCCATGAAAAAAGTACATCAAATTTTCCATTGGATCCATCGGTAATCGTTGGCACTTTTTGTACTGCTAAGTCGCCAGTATTTGCATTCATAACATTTAAATATAACGTTAACAAAGAAATATTAGCGGGCCTGCGATTTTCATCAAACACTTGAAATGATATTTTATCATCAATTCCTTTGTGTACTTTTATTACGTCATTGTACATAGTTCCGCTTAATCCTCCGTCTGTTAATGTTAAAGAATGATTTATTTTATATGTGTAAATATTATTAACAGCCATTTGCTTTCACTCCAACACTCATAAAGTATTTATCGGAATAAGTAATAGCAATGAATGATGACATAAAACAATTGATCGAAAAATATCCATTCTTAACTGGTATTAAATATGCCAGTAAAGAAATTATCGGCATTATACAAAATCATAATTCTCACATTACTAGTATCTATTCTTTTGATTTAATTGGAGATAGCGATCTTAAGAAAAAGTTCTTACACGTAGGTGATACTTGGTGGTGGGAAAGTAATCGTATTACGCCAATAAATTTATTCCTTCCGTACGAAATGGAACAATTTCGTTTTTGCTTACGAAACTATATAAGTAAAGATGTTGAATTTTTGTTTGGGCCAATTACAAGTCTGCATAACATAGTTAGAAAACGTATTAAGAGACGAACAGTACAATTAGTACGTAAGATAGATAAAACTTAACTACATTGTTCCACTATTAAATTCATTTGTACTACAATCGCAACTGCATAAGCAATCGAATGAGATTTTTTGAAATAATATCCACCGTCAATTGGTGCAATCCAAACTTCCTTGTTTATTGTATCCCACTCTTCATTTAACAAATAACGCTTAGATGGTCTTATAATTGCTAACACAGATGCTAATTGTTCAACTGTTCGTGGCTTTAACTGAGATACTATTTTATAATGAGCGTGTATATGAAATAACTGTTCAACAAAATCTTTATGGTCAAGCAACTCCCACATTGGTTCTTTATTCATTAAACTATCTAAATGTTTCTCATCATTGATATCTTTATAAAGATTAACATTCAAAAGATCTAACTTAAAATATCCTCGCTCCTCAGCCATTTTATAATCAATAGTTGAGGATCCTGTCAATGGATTTACTGGTATGCTATTAAAATATACGCCAGTGTTATGCTTTTTATCATCAGTAATACTTGCTGGAATATGTTTTAATACCGTTAACACATCATCTCTATTTTTTAAATCAACATCAATATCAGGTAATTTCATAGGCCGGCCTCTGTTAAAACTTTTTGTACAAATTCAACTTCGTTTGGATCATTTTGAAATTTATGACTCCACGTTCCGGGATCTAATGCATCTGCTACTAATGACATTTGTTCATCATTAAGTTGTCCTAACATACTCGTACCACTTTGACAATTAAATACAACCCATGGTGAAATTCTTCCTGTCCTAATCCAGTATGTAAATAAATTTGGATTTACTTCTCTAAAAAAATAATACCATAGTTTTCCAGATTGTTCTGCCCATTTTTGCATAAACTTAATACTACGTTCCATTGCAACATCTGCACTTTCTCTTTTAGAATGATCTCTTACATATAATTCGTATGCGGCATCTTTGGCCCAATCATCCATTTTAACTTCATGCTTAATAAGCCAATCGACAAATACTTCAAAATCTAAACAATTTGCGTCTTGTGCAAACTTTCCAAATTTTGTAAATCCTAAATAAAATTGTGATTTGCGAAACTCATCAAACGGTTTATCTTTTGGTCTAACCGCAGTTGAATTTAAATGATGAAAACGCTGAAACGCTCTAAATCCTAATTGCACATACTTTTCATCCTGGCCCATGTGCCTTCGTTTTTGTTCACAGGTATGGTTACCGAGAGTTTTAACACTTTTAAATTCTCGGTTACAAAATTTACATTTAAATCCGTTACTTCTTTTTACTTCTACGTTTGTCATTAAAGATATCAGAAATTTGCTTGTCGTTGTATCCGAGTTTACAGGCAAGGTCTTGGAGGTCATCTTTTGTGTTCATTTCCTTTAACAAAGTTAATTCTTCATCGTTTATAGTTGGATATACATCTAATAGAAATTTATCGATAGCGTTTTCCTTAGTTCTACTATTTGGGGTTCCAACCCATTGTCCAAAATATTTTTCAGGACCGATGCCTATTACACTTAATAACAACCATTGCAACTCTGGATGGTTACTTATATCGCTGTAATGATCATTACATAGTTCATTAATAAACATTAGATAATGTTCTTTGTTTCGGTGTGTACACGTTGCCCAACGATGTATCATCCAAAAATTTACTTGACTGCTTTTCTTCATTTCAGGAGGCAACTTATTATAAAAATTTCTATCTCCCTTATTAATTGCAGGAAGTATGTCTTTAAACATATCAACTTTCATTGTCAATTATTTCTTCATGTTATTACATCACCGATGTCAATTTGATCTGGAATTTTGTTTGTTTCTTTTATAAAAAATGCACATAATGGATTAAACTTATTTTGCAATGGCATTGCTAATAAATGGCCAAATTTTAATTTTGGAAAATACCATTTAAGTTCAACAAACACGTTTACGATTTGTACAGGTGCCCAACTAGGCATATATCCTTTCAATGGGTTGTATAATAACGTTTCAAAACCTCTATCATTTAAATTTGTTAAAGGTAATACTTCTAACATTCCTTGGCCTGGATCGCCTACTAAAATATTCCAATCTAACGGCATTTGAATTTGAAACTCGCCGATCTGTAAAACTACTGCCGGAGAACTAAAACTCTCCAAAAATATCAAAGGTAAGAAATAGTAATCAATAAATGTTGGGTCTGTTACATCGAGAACACAATATCTTACATCGTCAATTTCGTCAGGTAAATTATTTAAACTATACGGTTCATTTTCTACTGTTAATATTTGCATACACTCTTCCTACGATTGTTATTATAACATCTTTTTTTTAAAAGTGCAATCATTTAAATGACACTTTTTCAATATCAAACGGATACTGTGCTTCTCTATAATACTTTTTACGTGTCGTTAGATGCCTTTTACTATATTTACAATTGCTAGTAACATCCCATATCTGCACAAAGTTTTTATCGTGTGCTTTACGTATGCCTCTACCTATACTTTGAATAACTCTTACAAATGACTTACCGGGCTCAATAAGAACAAGATTAAAAATCCTAGGAATATTGATTCCCACAGAGGCCACGCCGTAGGTTGCAACAATAAGTTTCGTATCGCTTGTTGCAACTTCGTCATAAGTTTCTTTACGGTCTTCATTTTTAGTCGCTCCTCTTACAAATACAGCCTTTGGTAATCGTTCAATTAACATTTCTCCAGTTTTAATTTGTCCAATTAAGACTAAAGTATTTCCTGTTTCTGCAATATCACCTATTACACCAGAAAGATAATCAATACGCTTAGGATCAGATACCAAATATTTTAATTCACTTGGATAATTTGGATACTCAACATCGTCTTTTAACTGCAATACCTTAACTTCACAATTACTCAGCACACCTCTTTCTTGCAATTCGTGGGCACTAATAGAATTAATTACCTCGCCCAAACTTGCTTTAAGACTACAGAACTCGTAATCCTCTTTTGGTATTGTACCTGTTAGTCCCCAACGAATAGGAATATTTGCAAAGACGCCTGTAAGTAATTCTTTTAGCACATCTGCTTTTGCTTGATGTACTTCATCTACCATTACACATACAACGCCTTCAATAAATTGTTGTATATCAATTCCGGCTGTTTTCTTTTTGCTCTTTTTAAGTAGAACATTCAAAGATTGCCATGTACAAATAGTATGTTGGCGGCCAAACTCTTTACGATCACCATAAAATACACCCAC